ACGCTAAGTATTTTGTGCCGGGTGCTGTGTAAGCCGCTCCTGCAAATACATGGTCTAATATTTCTGTTTCTAAAAAGTTTGTAAAACTCATACTAATCCCCTCACTTTAAGTTTTAAGCCTGACCCACTATAACGTGCATTGTCTGAGGCTTCGTTTAATCTAGCAACTGATGCGCTATACATCTGCGCCCAAACTGCTACCCTTTGGTCTTCTGCTAAGTAAGGTGCTGAGTGTAATAACGCTCCATAGAGGTATACATCAGGTGCTTCTAGCAAAAGCCAATTATCTGAGTTACTACTAAGGGATGGTAATTTCTGATAGTAAAGCAACTCAAAATCTGTGTCGGTACTCGGAGTTGGGTACAATTGAAATTGTCCATCTGCGTGTGTGTACATACGAGGAGTGCCTGAAGCATCCTCATTAGCTTGACGTTTGTCAGCCATAGTATCTCTTGAGACAAGGTTTACAACTGAAGTGCCTGTGCCTGTGAGATGTAATCTTATTGTTTCTACCCAGTCTGAAGGTATTTGCATGTATTCGTCACCACCTGACTGTTGACCACTTGAACGAGCTTCCATCTTCCAATGACGTATATCTCTATTTATCTGCGATTCTGCCAACGCAATGAAATCAGGTATGACTGAAGTTAAGTCATCTCTGTTTAAAAAATCAGCTATAGATGCTTTTAGTTCTGTGTAATTAGATAAAGCCATATTACATCCTTAATCTATATTGATTTTCTAATTCGTACTGTGATACTAAACCATCTTTTATACCTTTGTAGAACGCAGGTAATGACTCAGGTTGATTTGCTCGTAACCATGCTTCTTGTTCTAATTGTGTAGGTGTTAATGCTGTTATACCTTCTCGGTTTCTAAATGCATCCATTGCTTCATTTGTTAAACCATCTCCAGTAAAACCATAACTAACTGTGTTCCCATCTTCAGTAAATGAATATTCGTTAGTTGGTAATCCAATACTGTTAAGTCCTGTACCAACTGCGTTAGCTCCTGCCATCATCAATGGGTTTGTGCCACTAGCATTATTATATTTTACACCTGCACCTGTGTGATGATTTAGTTCTTGTGAACCTGTATCCATAATTCCTTGTGCCGCAGGTATTGTTTGTTCTGCCACAGGTGTTATACCTTGCATAATTCCACCACCTGCTTGACCTACATTACCACCATAAAGTCTAGCTAAAAATTGTTTCCACTCTTCATCATCCATGCTGTCTCCTATCTAATTAAGCAGTAGTATATCATTACTTTTTGTTATTTTTCTTTTGTTTTAATCTTTCTTCGCCTAGTTTAATTGCTCTATCGATTCTTTCTTCAGTCAAAACTGTATGTAATTTTTGCCCCATTAATGATTTATTCTGTGGTGCAATATCTTTCTTAATAGTTTCAGTTGTTATTGGTTTACCTGCTTTTGTTTGAGCATCTATTAAATCTAACAGACTTACTGGTTCTTTTATACGACCTTGAAAACTACCACCAACAGCTTTGTTATAAGTTCTGTGCGGTGAGTCTAAAATACCTTTAGATAAATCTGCTTCCATAACATTGTGTAATGTAAATGGGTCAGTAAATAATTGTGTCGGGTCAGCATTAGCAAGTTGATGCTCTAGCATAGAACCTATCTTAGATTTTGCGTTTGTATCTAAGTGTCCAATCAAAGCGATACGTTGCATTCCTGTTAATTCAGTCAAGTCTACATTTTTGATACCTTTGAAGTTTGGATTTAATTTAACCTTTACACTTGGTTTAATTTTCTTACCATTTTTATCTTTAAAATGTTGAAGGTACTTTTGTGCTCTAACTTTATCATCAATAACTTTCATTTCTGCATTAGTCAAGTTAGCTCTTGCCGCTTGTATCATTGTGTCTGACATTTGTACTGAAAAGTTGATAGCACCTCCACCCATTTGCCAAGGCATTATAAGTGGTGGGTCTTTGCTTAACTTTTGTGCTTCAGTTAAATTGTTCATTAAAGTTGACATAGCTTTCTCATCGTTTGCCCAAGCTAAATCCGGATTGTCTAATGCAAATGCTTGACCACCTTCATCTTTACTACCTTTAGCAAGTTCTTTACCTGCAACTTCCATTGTAGTTTGACCTGTTGCAGATGTGTCAGCCATAGGAAATATAACAGAACGTCCTGCGTAATCACGCAAAGATACTGGCTCTTCTGATAATAATCCACCTTCTTTGACATAGTCAGGAATGATTTCTTTATTCTCTAATGCTCTTCTTAGATTATCATCCATGATTCTATCTTTACCATAACCTGCGGCTAAAGCTTGTGCTTCAGTTGGACTCATACCTTCGTACCTTAAAGAATCACTTAATAATCTTCTGCCCTCTGCAAAATCATCACCTCTTAACAAAACATCATTAGCTAACAAATAACTTGGTATTTGATTTCTTCTTTCTTCTGCTGACATTCCAACACGCTTTTGAGTAGAGAATGCTTCTAACTCACCTAATACTTTATTTCTATAGTTATCATCACCTTGTATTGCGGCATATCTTTCAATGTTTACAATGTCTTCTTCGAAAAGTTTTTGTTGATTAAATAGTGCAATCTTTTCATCTTTTGTAAGTGATGTATCTTCTTCGAGTCTTTTTTTAATCTTATTAATTTCATCACGTGCTTGTTCAACAGCTCCTGTAGCTTGTAGAATTTTTGATTGTTCTGCTCTAGGCGAACTACCTCCTGCATGTCCTTCTATATTTTGAGCGGCATGTTGAAATTCGTGTAATGTTTTACCAAGTGCTAAACTTTTTTGCGCTTCAGGACTTGCACTATATTCTTCTAATGATTTTGAAGCCATTGGATTAAAACCTACTTCAGGGTTGCCACCATCCTTAGCAAAGTACCCAAATCCACCTCCCTCTAAATTAAATCTATATGGTTTAACATCTAAGTCTGCTAATTCAGGCAATGCCTCTAATAAACTTGCATGATTTAAATAATCATCACCTGTTATTATTAAATTAGTATCCATGGGATGTTCACGAATATCTTTTAGACTTGCACCTGAGTCATCTATCTCAGTTCGCCATTTACCATCTTGAGCTAGACCAAATCCTGTTTCTTTCCATATTGTGTTGGCATCAACACCTTCGCTATGTAATTTTTTAGCTTTATCTAAATCAGCAGTTTTACCTAGTTTACGTGCCGCTAATTCACCAACCATCATTTGTGTGCCAATGGTATTGCCAAATGGTGCTGTTGCAGTTACTGCTTTTTGTAGTTTCTTTTCTAATTTAGATGAAAGTTTAAATGCACTATTTGGCATAGATGCCCATGCTAATAATCCATCTAAACCATATTGCTGTGCAATCTCACGTCTAACTTGTGGGTCAAGCAAGGCTTCACCTGCCGCCTCCATCATTTTTTCGTTCTTTGTTATTTCTTCAGGTTGGTTTTCTTTTAATAAATTAAACAACTTATCAGGTAATAATGCATCATAAAACACATCTGCGGCATTGGTTAATAAACCTTGACCTAAACCATGAACACCTTCAACTAACTCTAATGGATTGTATACTGCACCTACTATCTCTTTTGTAAATCTAGGTATTTGTGATGGCAAGTTGTATATAGTATTGCCTAATGATTCTGAAAAATTAGCCTCAGTAGTTGTGGGTTTACCTTGTAAAAGACCTTCAGATATTCCAATATTTTTTAAGCTAGACCAGTTTTCGTCTATGTTTTGTTTTACATTCTCTTCTGAAAATGGCTCAAGGAGTCCACCAACTACTTCCCCCTTGTTTTCCCACATATCCCATAGCATACTTAAACTCATACTACTCCTTGCAAGTTACGTCTTATTGGCTTATCCCAATTCTCAGTATATGGCTGATAACCTACAGCTAAATACCTAGCACTATCTGCACCATGTGATGCCCAATTATGATTGGGTCTTAATCTCCAAGTCTTACCATTATCATCCCACTCTCTTGAGTAGTTTAACAGAGCATCAATACCCTTCTCACACTTTTTTTCATCAAACCAACACTTATCAAGTAGAGTCCTGACCTGTTGTATGCCATCATCAATCAATAACTGTGGTGCTATCTGAATGTTTTGGATACCTAAATCCTCTAGCATCTCTATCCTAGACTTACCTGAACCAAGCTCTCTAACTCTAACGTCATGTGGGAATACGTGTTGGTCATAGACATAGCCTTTGTCCTGTAATACCTTAGCATAATGTTCTAATCCAACACCTGAGCCTTCATAGTAATCAATCATATGAACTTCTGTTCCAATAAACTGGGCAAACCATATCGCTGTTGAATCACCTATACCTAAATCCCAAGCTGTTACAACTCCCTTTGCTCTATCATATCCTACGTTACAAATTCTATCTTCATCTTTAGCTCTTCTCATCTCACTAGCATAGTAGCTTCCTTCCGAATAAATCAAGAAGCCACCATCCCAAATATGTTCATACATATCAGGACGTTTGTCTTTATCTTCTAGTCTTGTTCTCTCTAACACGTCAGGAAACCATGGATTATCTCTGTAGTTGAGACTAACAATACGTGAATCACTTGGAGGTTTAGCTCTAAATCTTTCATGGGTAGCACTATATTTTGACTCAGGATTCCACGTTATCCAAACTTCTGAATTAACTTCACGAACTGTAGGCATAAGAATATCCCAAGCTCTTCCACTTACTGACTCAGCTTCATCTACCCAAGCTACTAGGATACGAGCTTTAGATTTAATAGAGTCTAGTGAACGTCTCAACCCTGCGAATGTATAGTG